TTGATCTTCTATACAATGATATTGGAGGGCTGCAAAATGGCATTGATTCCCTGTCGGTTAGCATGAAAAAGGGAATAGATGTCACGCAGGAGATGGCACAGGCTATTAATGATACTCCGGCTCAAAAAATGGAAGTGCTTAAGCAGAAAATACATAATAATGTTGAGGAATTAGGAAACAATCTCCTTCCGGTATTTAATGAAACACTTGAAAAAGCAGATAGTTTGATACAAAAAGGATCAGACTGGATTGGTAAAAATCAGGATACAATTTCAACGATGATG